GAAAGATGAGTTTCGTAACACCGAAGAAAGGTATAACTTGGTATATTAAATGGGGAGCAAGTATCATTATTCTATTTGCAGTTGCTTGTAGATCCATTGAAGAAGTTCCAAGAATTTATGATGTTGTTTTTAGTTTGATTGGATGTTCAGGATGGTTCGTGGTAGGTTTTATGTGGCATGATAGAGCACTGATGGTTCTTAATTCCATTCTAGTTTTTATGTTATTACTATCATTATTGAGGTTTGTTTTCGGAGGATAATGTGTGTGGTATCCCTATTGGATTGGATATATTGTAGTAGTATAAATATTTCTGTAATCTTTACTGGTTACGTTTTGCCGACGTAGTGCTATTAAAAGGTGTACGTCTTTATTGTAATTCAAACAGTATGAGGTAATAGTCATGTTTGATTTAACTTTATGGATGTGGTTAGGTTTTCTCTTAGCTGCATATTCTGTCATAGCAAATGACAGTGTACAAACTCTTGGAACGTGGATGGCATCAAACCGTTCCGTTTCAAAACTTTATATGTGGGGTGCTGCATCATCAGTATTGGTATTCACTCTCTTCTATGGTTGGTATATTAATAACGGTGATATTAGTTATGGACGATTGAACAAAATTCCTTTTATTGAAGTTCAATGGTATCATGCCTTGGCACCTGCATTACTTTTATTGTTAACTCGATTTGGCATTCCTGTGTCTACTAGTTTTCTTGTTTTAAGTGCATTTGCATCTACTTTTGTTTTAGAAAAAATGTTACTTAAATCAATGGCTGGATATGCAGTGGCAGCAGTAGCAGCATATGTTCTATGGATTATTATTACATATGTTTCTAATAAAATGCCAGTTGGTCAAATTAATGATAAAGGATATGGTGAAAATCATAATAAATGGGTAGTTGCTCAATGGGTAACAACTGGTTTTCTATGGTACACGTGGTTGAGTCATGATATTGCAAATATTGCTGTGTTTCTACCACGTGAAATTTCACTAGATTTACTTCTTGTCATTTGTTTTGTTTTTGTTGTTGCTCTTGCATTCATGTTTCGTGAGGGTGGTGGTAAAATTCAAAATATTGTGATTGAAAAAGATAGTACTCGATATGTCAGGTCAGCAACACTTATTGATGCTGCATATTTTGTCATTCTTTATATTTTCAAAGAAGTAAACGATATTCCAATGAGTACAACTTGGGTATTTGTTGGTCTATTAGCAGGACGAGAATTTGCAATTGCTTCGCTATCTGGTAAAACAAAATTCAAGAAAGTTTTCCCGCTTATTGGTATGGATTTTCTAAAAATGATGATTGGTTTATCAGCATCCGTTGCTATTGTTCTATTAATTCATTTAGTCCTAGCATAACAAAAACAGAGAATGCCATGTACAAAACAAAATTCATGGCATTCTCTAAATTCTTTTAATAATATTGGTTGACAAATGATTTTTCATATGGTATAAATATACTTGTGATTGTTTGAGGCAATCTTGAAACTAGACAGGACAGCGGGGCAGTACCGCTGCCGTCCACCAAAAGTATGATACTTGGACTCTAAGGTAATAATAACTTAATACCGTGACTTTACCCTTAATCAGACTAGTACAAAGCCCAGGAGCGTGGCTAGGAAAGACTGAAGTATCATACTTCTGATGGGCGGCAAATAGGATCGACTGATAGTGTAGGGAAAGTTTAGATCACCGGCATGATACCACCGTTATCGGGTCCGTTAAATAGTTGCAAACGATAATGCACCTCTTGACTATGCTCTAGCAGCCTAGTCTGGGTTCGGTGGGCACCTGGAAACAGAAGCCCACCACTTAACTATGGAGATTGTTATGAAAAACATAAATTTAAATGAAAACTTTACTCATCAAAATATTCTAAATGAAATACAAAAATATTGTATTGATAAAAAACTTGAATACATTGATGGTGTAGTTTCTTGGTGTGAACAAAATAATGTTGAAGTTGAACTTATTGCAGGTTTAATCAAAAAAGATCCAGTTATGATGTCAAAACTTCAGTATGAAGCAGAAGAATTGAACATTCTAGAGAAACCAAAAAGACTTCCCCTTTAATGACACCATTCGAAGCATTTTCAATGTACATTGCATTGAAAAATCACTTCACTCAGAAGAGGTTTGACTACCTAAAATACAATGGTAAGTCACGAATGACTCAAAAATCATTCGAAAAAAGAAAAGATAAGATATTTTTTCAGAAATTAGCAAAACACGAAGATGTTCAAGGGTTCCTTATTGCTAATTTTATCAAAAATCCCAAAAGTTGGATCAAAGAACTTGTCTATTCTGAAGAATCAGAGAGAGAATATAGGTCTTGGTTGAAGAAACAACAGTCTTTGACTTATTTGTTTAAGCAAGACCTATCAAAACTTGATGATGACTTCAATAAAAACCTAAAAATAGAGCAAAATCAACACCCAATAGTGTTAAAACTGTATTTGGGTAACAAAATATCGTTAGAAACACTCTGTATACTGATTAAAATGACAAAAACTGAAAAATATTTTCATAAAAATCTAAAAGATGAACCAATATGGGAAGAAATTGAGTTAAAAATTAAAAAATACACACCATTTATTCAGTATAATGAAGAAAAATTAAAGAAAATAGTCCTTGACTACTTTAAATGATTATGTTATATATAATCTTGACTCAAATGAGTCATATTCAACACTCAAACACTCAAACACTCGAAAGGAAATACTATGGACTTCTCTAAATTGAAAAGTATGTCTGGAAAAAAGTCAATGGAAGCTCTCAATGCAGAACTTTCAAAGATGGCAAACCAAGACAGTGGTAAAAAAGGTGCAGATGAACGGTTTTGGACTCCTACAGTAGATAAATCAGGTAATGGCTACGCTATTATTCGTTTTCTACCGCCTCCAAGTGAAGAGGATGTTCCTTTTGTTCGTCTTTATGACCACGGTTTTCAAGGACCAACTGGACTTTGGTATATTGAAAACTCTCTAACAACAATTGGTAAACCAGATCCAGTTTCTGAGTATAATTCAAAACTATGGAACTCTGGTGTAGAGTCTGATAAAGAGATTGCTCGTAAGCAAAAACGTCGTTTGCACTTTATTAGTAACATTTATGTTGTCACTGATTCTGCAAAACCAGAAAATGAAGGAAAAGTATTCCTTTACAAGTATGGTAAGAAAATCTTTGAAAAACTAAATGAAGCTATGAATCCACAGTTTGCTGATGAAGAGTCAGTAAACCCATTTGATTTATGGAATGGTGCAAATTTCAAACTCAAGATTCGTAATGTAGAAGGATATCGTAACTATGACCGTTCAGAGTTTGATTCTCCATCTGCTTTGAGTGAAGATGATTCTGAACTAGAGCGTATCTGGAAATCAGAAAATTCTTTGCAAGAGTTTGTAAATGAATCCAATTTTAAGTCCTATGATCAGTTGAAGGATCGTCTTATGCGGGTTCTTAATATGGAACAAAAACAAGAACCAGTATATCGTCCAGAAATGGATATTCCTGAGACTAAACAACCTGAATTTTCTAATACTGATTATCAGGTTACTAGTAATAACGACGATGATGAATCATTGGAGTTTTTTCAAAAACTGGCAAATAGCTAAGTTTAAGGGGAGCAATGCTCCCCTTTTTTATGTATCACCCATATGTGCTTCTGAATCTATTTGTGGTGTAGGATCTATTGGGGTTTGTCGAGGAGGTGGTGGTGGAGGAGCTAATAGGTGTTGTTGTAATTTTGGTTCTTCTTCAGATAATGGGTGTTTAAAAGCATTATTTCTTGAATTTCTAAAAAAAAGTTGTGCTGGTGATATTGATGTTGCTGATGTTCCTGCTAAAAACTTTGCTATTGCTGTTATGTCATCATTAGATAATGGTGTCATTTTACTATCAGGAACTTTTGCTGGTATATCTTCTCGTTTTGGTGGAACAACTTTTCCACCTCTTCTTGATTTACGAACAGGGGGTGGTGATTTAAATTTTGAATATTTTTCTGGTGTAATTATTTTTTTCTTAATTAGATCTAATATAACAGGATCATCTTTACTAATAATACCTTTTTCAATCAATTCTTTAGCATATGCTTTTCTTCTTGAGGGCGATACTGCTTCAAAATGCATTCTATCTGTTCCAAGTTGTGCAAATCCATATTTCATAGCTAAATATTTCACGTTCTCTGGCATATCAGTTTTTCCTGGTATATACCCACCACTTCTTCCCCATCCCTTATAAGGATTTTTTGAAGGATTTATGTCAATTGCTGTTCCCCAAGAATGCATTGAAAGTCTTTTTCCACCTCTCATTGTTCTAAAATTATAAGAACTAACATGATCCATTTTGTAACCACGATCTATTAATTCATTTAAAAATCCTTTTGCACGGTCAGCAATTGCTTTATTTACAGTAACTTTTTTGCCATTTTTTAAAGTTATAGTAGTTTGGTTTTTTCTTATTCCTGGTCTACCAAATTCTTTAATTCCTTCTCTTGTTCTTGCATAATTAAACGGTGAACCTTTTCCACCCAAATAGAATTCTCTTTCGGTTGTTCCTTTTTGTGGATCAATTCTATCTGGAATGTTTTTCATAGAACCTATTTTATCTTTATATTGTATTTGTCCTGGTGCTTCACCTTCTCCTGGTGTATCTCCTGGTTCTGGTGCTGATTCTGATCCTGGTGATGGTTGTCTACTCTCAGATGTATCTTCTGGCAGATTAAAATCTCGGTTTGTTCTTGCTTGTGGTGTTCTAGGTGATTCTTTTGTTAACCCAAGACTTTTACCAACTGTTGCTGCTAATGCAGGAACAGAACCTAGAAGTAATCCTACTAAAGCAGAAAGTAAAGATGGATTCTGTTTTAAGTAGTTTATAATATCATCTTTTGTTATTGACGATAAACCTTTAAGTCTGTCTCTTAATGTTGTAGATTCCTTTTTTTCTTTTTGTGTTATTTTTATAGAATCAATATTTTCACTAATATTTAAAAAATTAGCACTTAATGAAGAAATGTTTTCAACAACAGAACTAGATAAATTATTTTCTGTTGAAGATATACCAGTTATTCTTTCACTAATAACACTAAGTGTCTGGAATAATCTTTCTAATAAAGAACTATTTTTGTCTAATGAACTAGATAAACGAACGATAGATTTATCAATGTCTTTAAGTTTAGGATCTAGTTCATTTAGTTTTCTTAACTTCAAGTCTAAGACACGAGATAGTAATCTTAGATATCTTGAAATTTTATTATTATTTCTTCGTGCTTCAACTCTAAACAAGTTAATGCGTGTTCTAATATTTCTTGTTTTAGAGTTTAATAATGCTGATACTTTTTGAAGATCTGATTCTAACATTTAGGTATAGATTTCATTTAAATCTGGTTCAGATGATTTAGGTTTTTTGTGAGGGGGCGGTGGTGCACTATTAACACCCGTTCCTGATTTATTTTGTCCTGGAGGAGATATATCATTATTATAAAAACGAGGTCCTGCTAAAGTACCTGCAACAGGCTGACTTTGTGATGGTGCTTGCTGTGCTTGTTTTTTTGCTTCTTCTTCTACTTTTCTAGATCTTTTTAATATATCATCTAAAATTTTATTCATTTCATCTTTAGTTTTAGGTGGAGTAAGATTAGGTGGAGTAAGATCAGCATCGTCCATACTTTGAAGCATTTTAGATTGCTCCATTAACTTTTCCATTCTGTTTTTATCAACATATCTTTCATATCCAAGCATTCTTCCAAAATCAGATGGATCTCTTAAAATACCTCTAAAATCAAGAAGTGGTTGTTTTTTTTCAATTTTTCCAAGAGCAGATGGTTTTAGTGGTTGTTCTTTTTCAATCATACCCTCAATATCCTTACCATCCTTATCTCCAGGCATACCTATCGCTCTTCCCATATTTTCTAGATATTTTGGTATCTCAGAACTTGTAGGATCATATACTGTTCCAGTATCATCACCAAGCGAATCTTTCCCTAGAGACGATTCAAATTGTTGTAGTGATTTTTGATACTGTTCTTCAGCATATTTTTCATTTCTGCTTTCAACTTCCTTTTTTGAAAGTCCAGTTTCATCACCATATGCTGGATTTATTCCAAAATAAGGTAATATACTTCTAGATCGTTCTTCTTTATATCCTTGTTGTTCTTGTTGTGTTTTAGCATCAGGTTGTTTTTCAGCATCAGGTTGTTTTTCAGCATCAGGTTGTTTTTCAGCATCAGGTTGTCTTTGAGCATCATTTAATTTTACTTGATCTGCTGCTTCCCTAGCGTCACTAAGAGATATGTGTGGATTGCCTCCTCTAAGATTTCTTATCATAAATCCTTCTTGTCTAGGTCTGCGTTCTGCGTGAATGTGATCTCCTTCCAATAAAATATAATTAAATCCACTCCTTTTTAATCCCTGAATAGTTTTTTGAAGATCTTCTTTACTAACACCTCTTGTTCTTATGTCTATAGCTTGTCCTCGTGCGTGTGCACCAGGTCTTGGTTTTCTTCTTTCTATTGGATGTCGTGGAGATCTGTATGTTGATGTAACAACAGCTCCTGATGGTGCTAATCTTTTAAAATTTTCAAGTGATTGTTTTGTTTCTTCGTTTAAATTAGATGCTCTTCTTTCTACACTCTGACTAGAAAACGAAACATTGTCTGGTATTTCATAACCACTGGTTTCTTGTCTTTGTGGTGGTTCTCTTCTAGCATCAGGAGGAGGTGCTGTTTCTGTTTCTTGTCTTTGTAATGGGTTTACTCTATTTCTTCTATAATAATAATCTGATATCGATTTTGATGTTATTGGTCCTGTTGGAGATGATCTCCATCCTGGATTTGCTCTCCAATATTTTTGTCCAACTCCATATCTTCTAAATACAGTACCTAGATCTTGATTTGGATCTAAATTTTTAGATAATGATGCTGGTGCTGCTTGAATAAGAGGAAGACCTTCTCTACCACCAGTCCAACCACGATTTTTGTGTTCGTCTAGTAATTTTTCATACATCAAAATTTGTTGTACTGGAGAAAGTTTT